CTCGTTTAGCAAAGCCCCAAAATTTAAGTTATTCATTATTTCCCTTGTCCTGACTGCGTTCCAAGACGCTGACCTATCTCGCCTGCTAGTGCAGAATATCCACACATATCAATAGCATTGTCTATATGTGATGGGTTGCCTTTGAACCTCACGACTTTAAGCAATACCATAAGGATTGCTACATCTTGTGGGGTGATTGGATGGTTTAAATAAGCAGACCATAGCCTACTGATGTTAGCAAAGTTATCCTCTGCTTGTCCATGCGTTTGTTGTCGGTCTTTACTTACGAACTCGTTTGCTGTTCTTAATATCTCTGTCTTGTCCATATATTCCTTCTTCTATTATTAATGCAATAATAAATACAATAGCCATCCATTCAAGATAACCAATAGCACATAGTATATCACATAGCACATACTCGTTTATCATGCGTATGATCGTGTGCCTGTCTTATCTATAATAAGTGCGTTCTTTCGTGGTAAATATCCTTCACCATTAGGAACAGATATATGAACCCATGAATCAAACTCTCTTATCAATTGATCATATTGAATATTGCTTGCCATAATTTTTTTAACTATTTGATCAGGCGTTAATCCATCAATGTGAATATCAGCGGCACAACCAATGCAATGTTGGGAGTTAGGTTTGCTTCCCAATAATGCATTGACTGTAACGCTTCTATATCCACTATTAACACGAATAGGCTTATTAAATAAGGTGCGAACTTCCTCAAGTAATTGTGCAAGTCTAGTTAAGTTTCCAATAATAATTTTATCAGGGTTATTGTCTAAACCATTGCGTTTAGCAATGTCGCTAAATATTAATTCGTCTAAAGTAAAATGTTCCGTTAAATTCATTTCTTCATCTTCTCAACTGTTCTTAATGTTCCCATGCCTAATAATCCAAGCAATACTGTTAAAAGAGTATCCATTTGAAATGGCACAAGAATTGGTTGTCCACCGCAGAGCATGAGAAAGTAGTTGAATAAGGGAAGAATAACAAAGTGTAATGCGAAAGCGATTGAGCATATCCAACCAACGCTTGGTCGCCAACCTGATTTAAAGAAGCTTTCCGATTGTGCTTCAATAGCATTAATCTTGATTTGTTCAATAGCAATTTGAAAGTCTTGATCATTTAATGCCCTTTCTAATTCTTCTTTAGCTTTTAATCTTGCATTAGCATCAGGAATTACTTTATCTAATACTGAACCAATTGTAGTTAATACTGTATCTATAATTGCCATAATTTTCTTTTTCCAAATGTTAATGTATCAATTCCCATGCCACAATTAGCATCATGTTCAATAGCTATTTCAACTGCTTTTTTAGCATCAGCCCCCATAGACATTGCCGCATATGCATAAGGTGATCCACATCCAATAGCAAAAACTTTGTTTTCTGTATAATCCATTGGATAAGGATTGTTTTCATAATTAAGTATTTTTCCTTTAGGTGTTATTACTAACATATGACAATCGTTATCATCATCTAAATTAATATAATCAGGAAATTTTTCATGGTCTGCACCATCTTTAAACCATTGAAACATTGCTTCATTTAAAACTGATGTTCCTGATCCACCTATTAAATGATTTTTCCATTTAAATATTTTTGTGCATTTAATTTTTTGACCACCATCATTTGTTTGCTTATCAGCGGCAAGCGTTTTTCCATCCCAAACAATAATTGTCATAAAACTTCCTTTGAATAATCTGAATCAGTATATTGAATGATTCCATTAGGTGAATAATATATGTAATTTCCTTGGTTTTCTTCTAATGTCTTATTCGTATGACATGAAGCACAAAGACTTTGAAACAAATTAATTCTAAATTTTGTTCCATCTTGCCTATGTGGAAATACATGGTCAATATGTTCTGCTTGAACAACTCGACCTTCCAATAAACAAGAAGCACATAATGGCTTCCTGCTTAACTGTTCTTTTCTTTTCTGTTTCCAAAATGCTGTTGAATACAACTTACTATTTTCTTTACCCTTATCAGTAATTCCACCACCATGTTCACTACAAAAAGTGGAACGACTTGTCTTGGGATTCTTACAACCTAATTCCCTACACTTATCATTAAGTGGGGCATAGGGCATTTAGTCTAAAAATGTAAGACGATAAATCGTTGAATCAAGAAGTGACATTAATTCATCAACATCGTTCTGTAAAGATGTGTATGGACCTACTACATCACGATTAGCCACTAAATAATCACGAATCATTGTTACTTCGGTTAATGAATCAGAACTTGGTGCTTTGTATTCATTTGGATACTCAACAATCACTTGATATGCACCTTGCCATTCTTCAATAATTCTATCTACCAAATCAGGCAATTCTTCATAATACTTTTGCATAGCTTTATGCTCTGAATAGGATTTGGTCTGTAAATGTAAAATATGACCATTAGTTGCGGCATGAAGTAATGTTAAAAAGAACTCGCCAATTGTTGGCTTTGATGTTGATGGCATTTCGCCTTCTTTGATTGAATAAATTTTCTTCATAATAAGCCTTTCAAGTAAATAACGATTTTATCATGCTTTTTTGCTTAATAATTCTAAAGTAAATGATAATAATTCAAGTTCCTTTCCAAACTTTCGTTCAAATTCCTTTTGTCCTGCATGAAGTGCTATGCCATAACCACCATTTTGGTGATGATTTGGGCATAGTGGTATTGCTAATGACCAATGGCTTTTTTGACCTATGCCTGCGCCATGCCTAATATGATGAATGTGTGGTGGACTAAAGCCCCAACCTTCACGCCTACAAACAATGCAACCTAATTGTGAAAGCTTGTCATAATGTTTCTTTTCGTCTTTGGTCATATAGGAACAAATGCCCCTATTGGAATAAACACCATTGGCTCTACATCTTGTGCATCGCCACGATCATAACGACCACCAAAGCCATAACGAACTTCTAAATTATCCTGTTTAACATAGTATGTGCCTTCCGTAAAATGCACGATCAAGATAAATGGAATATTAGTTTCTTTGGTATATTCTTTACCTTTCATCCATTTGTTTAAAGACATCATATATTCAGGATATTTATTGATAGGCAAATTCTCACGCCATTTAATTTCAATAAAAGCTAAAGGTTTATTGTTTCTTAAAGCCATCCAATCTACATGGTATGCAAATGGAAGCTTCTTTAATTCACAACGCCATTTTGGCTCAATAACTGCCTTAACCTTCTTTTCATTTTCAAGATCACGATTGGTTTGATATATAGGTCTATTCGACATCTGACCACCCAAGTTCTGCCGCCCAAATTTCAATTGATTGTTGATATGTCATCATTTCTTCCACAGTTAAATCAGTTGTTGATCTAATTACATCAATAGACTTTCCATTGTGTGTTCTTGTTTCTTTTAAAAACTTTATGCCCATAAGCAAATGAATTTCATTGACTGTATAACCAAAGTAATTGGATAGACTAGGATAAAGGTAGCCAAAGAGACGCTTGTTCTGATCGTTTGTTCTGTTGTTCCTTTTCTTCTTTACTTCTACTGTGTAGATTTCTTCTAGCTTCAATGTAAGCAGGTAGTCGATTATCTCTTTTTGGTTGTGTCTTGTCATAATCCATTGCATAGTCTTTTAGTTCCTGTGAGTTATCAGATACTTTCAAAATCTTTGTGCCATCCCATAAGATAAAGCGATTTGCGTTATCTGCAAGAATGTATTTAGAAATGTAATAATTATTGCGTTCAATGCAATATTGGCTCAATTTAGTCCATTTATTTTGCATAATTATCCCCATTGATTAGCCATTGCATCAGCTATACCTTGAAAAGTTTTATTTCTCATTTTTTCGCGTTCTTTTGGTGGCAAACAAGATGATTCATAAAACCATTTAGACATTCTGTTTCCACTTTTTGCAACCCAAACTTCACCTTTATCAACAATATTTGTAGGTTGTAATAATGGAAGTCCTTTTAACCAAAGACAAGTTGCTTTTGTTGTATGATGACCATATTGCCAAGGTTGAATAATTTGATTTGGTTTTTTATATATTGTGGACATAATTCCTATTGGATTTTCAATTGCTAATTTAGGAACATTTATATTAACAACTTTCATAAAAAAATCTATGCCTTGTTGTTGTCTTCCATCCGCTCTTTTTTTAGCAAAGTGTGCCGCACCACTTACAGCTAAATGTGTGCATGGCGGATGTGCAATTATTAAATCCCACCCATTATTAACAATATCAAACATATCGCCTTGATAATGATTACCGGGTATTTCTGTAGGCTCTAAATCGCAAGACCAAGCATCATGTCCTAATTTTTTAAATGCTTCTCTAACAGTTCCACTAAACTCACAAGCTATTAATATTTTCATTTCGCACTCAACGCTTCCTTGGCAGTCTTTAAAGATATAGCAGAATAGTTTTTAGGATTAGCCATAATGCGTCTTGCCCATGCTCGCATATCATTTAACTTCTTTTCTTCCTGTGGCATCTTTTCCTGAATTAAAGCCAATAGCTTATCTGCCTGTGCCTTGTTTTGCTGATTGTTTAGTTTAGGTGCTTGGAGTTGGACAAACTCAACAGGCTTTTCCCGGCAGAGTTGTAGAATGTCAAATACAGTAGGCATAAATTTATTATTATCAACCCACTTATCAAAAGCTTTGGTAACTACATTAAATTCATACTTATCAAGTTTATGAAACCAAACCCTTAAAGTATCAATATCAAGATTAGGCTTTTGATATAAAGATGTAACTGTGTCCATCATGGACTTGAAGCTTGTCTTGTCGTTTTGATTCATAAAACCCAATCTTCTGCTAATATTTCAGCATCTTCTTCATCGTAAGCAGGCTTTACTTTAACAAGTTCATTATTCAAATAATAATAAACAATAAACTTTCCTTCTTCTTCATGCACAGTTGCTTTTCTTTTACCTTCCATAAACTCATGTAATATCATGTCTTATCCTTTTTATTTAACCATTAAATATAAACCTACATTACCTAAAGCATATCCAAAATAACATATGCTCATTCCATAATTGCCTAGCCAAAATTGTTCAATACTTATATAAGAATAAATTAAACCTGTAATAATTATTAATGTATGGCTCAAAACAATGGCTCATCTTTTATTAAATCAAATACATTTTCTTTTGGTGGTGGTGGCAACCTTACAATCTTATGATTAGGTCTATGCAAAACATAACATTCAGCTTCATGCTTTGTTCTAAACCTACGAATAGGATCGCCAACATCATCAAATACTAAATAACGAAATAATACTTCCATAAAATTACTCATCGGATAAAAGCTAATTCTAACACTAAAGATAGTCCAAGAAGTAATCCTATTGCCCCACCAATCATTAATAATTTAATTGCAAAATTAATAATCTTTTCTAACATTTTATAGCCCTACAACAAATTTAGATGAATCGTATTTCTTTTCAATGTTATTAATTTCTTTTGATTCAATAACACCAAGTTTTGAAATAACAAGATTATGAGATTTGCCCTTGATGTCCTTCATCCATTGAATTGAATCAGGCTCAAAGAATGAAAACATCTTCCATACCAAATTTCCATTTTTATCAAATTCTTCTATCATGTAACCTTTTACTGTTTCCATAACTATCCCTTTAGTTTCTCTAAAATTACTTTTGCGTTCCTTACACAAGGTATTGCGTCATATCTTGGATCGCCTTGAGTAAGACCTTCAACCATCCAATCCAAAGCTTCTACAAGCTGACTAACATCTTGGGCTAATTGCTTACGATATTCAAGATCAACTTGCGTTTGTCTATGGACTTTTAAAATCCATTCTTTAGTGTTGGGTTCTTTATGCTTCATCTTCGCCTTGATTTATAACTTTAACAGCTTTAAGTTCGTGTGTTTCTCTATCAAATGTAAATTCTACATTACAAGCACGAGTTCTGTTGCGATTTGTTACTGAACATAGACCTACAGTTCCAATGCCCCTTAAAAATATTACATATTGACGAATTATGTCATCGTCTTTTAAAGATGTGCCTTTAGGGTTAATAAGTGATATGTCTTTAAATTTATAACTATCACCATCAAATATAAACTGAACATTACAATCTTTAACTCTATTTTTATTTGATTCTGAAAATAAACCTACAAGACCTGTTGCCCTTAAATAAACAATATAGTTTTTAGATATATCAGGTTGAGTAGCTTTAATGTTTGCTACCTTTGAAGGTATGAGTTCACCATAAAGCTGACGAACCCATCCTTCAAGAGCAGGCATTCTTCCAATATTTTCTTGTGTCATGTTTTGTCCTAATCTTATTAATAAAAAATGTGGTTCATATAAGCTAATTTGACTTCTTTGTTTTTAGCCCAATATGGTTTTATCCATTTTGTATGAAACCACTTACATCCATTTGTTGGATCGTCTATCTTATGTTCCAATACTGCTTTTGCTAAAGGCATAAAATACTCAATCTGTTTTTTAGATGGCATTCCATTCTTTTTTAAAAACTCGTATTGATAAGGTTGATTCATAACGCCACATATAGTTTTTGGATAGTTAGGATCAGCTTTTCTATTTACTGCTGAATAAGCCACCGCTACTTGCCCAATACTATACTTCTGACCTTGCATTACTTCACCACCTGCTTCACCTGCGATAATTGCTGATAAACACATAAGTTCACTTAACATTGATACCCCTAAAATGTTACTGATACAGACTTTTCATCTTCCCACGAATGAGATCGTATCCATGAAGCGGGATACGGAATGAACTGTCCACCCTGCTTAAACCATTCAGGCGATTGTTTCTGCCATTCTAAAGCTTTAAGCACATTTTCTATATTAGGTCTTGTCGTATTCCAAGCTTTTCTAGCGTCTTCCTTTTTCTTTTTCTTTGGATACGCTTCCCAAAAGACATCAAAGTCTTTAGATGTATATTGGTTAATGGTTATTAAGTTATTGGTTATTGGTTCTTGGTTAGTGGTTAGCAATGGGTTGGCATTGGGTTGGCATTGGGTTGGCATAGAACCCTTGTCCCATCGCTTCTTTGCAGATTTGGATGCAGTATCTAGTCGGTCTTTATACAGTTCAATTTCAGTTTTAGACCTTCCTTGAACATAACCATCTTCAGTTTTAGTCCAAAAATCATTAAGGACATTTTTAATAGCATTCTTTTCATCATCTGACCTCGCATTAAATAATCTAAAAAGTTTATCTTCTTCTAAAGGCAATGGCTTTTCATCAAGATAATATTGATCAAGTAACTGCCTGTAACAACCATGCTCTAACAGGGTTAAATGTGTTGTGTCTTTGCGGTAATCTGCAATGTTGTATTGATAATAGTGCATAAGTTTCCTTGCTTATTGTCTTGTAATGTTCAAGCACTATAAAACGAAATCTAATTTTCTTGCAAGTAATTTTTGATTTTTTCTACACCATCTTCAAAACCAAAAGCCACTTCTGCACCATAACCCATTGATTCAGCTAACAAAAGGAACTCTTTTTGATTTTGTTGTAATTTTCCATCTTTTTGCTTCATTTCTAGGAAAAGACCATGTTTTCCATGGCTAGGAATCATTAAAAATAGGTCTGCTACGCCTGCTGTAACGCCTTCAGCTTTAAGTTTTATAGCTGTGCCAATGTGCCTAGCACCACCATTTGGTATGGCAAACAGGCATTTTGCCATTAAAGGATACTGAAGCCTAAACCATTGGATAAGCAAAGACTGTGCCAAGTGTTCTTTTTGTTGCATAAAATATTTGCTATTAAATGTTAAAAATAGTTGTTTTTTATATTTAGATAGGCATAATAACACCTAGCAACACATTTTTATTAACGAAACTTTTAAGGAAACTAACATGAAACTTCAAACAACAGACTTCAGATTCGTAGCTAAATTAGACAAATACGAACACTACACAGACGCTAATGGCGTTATTCGTTGGGCTTCAAACAATTCTGTTCCACCAATTGATATTCTTGAATTAGCTTTTGTTGATGGCAAAATTTCAGAACAAACACTTCAAATTAGCCTTGAAACAAAATTTGAAGAAGATAACAAAGCTATTGCTAATTATATTAGATTAAGAAAACAACATGGTTATTCAGAAGAAACTCTTGCTGAAATTGCGGCAAATTTTGAACCTGAAGAAACAGTTGTTGATGTTTTAACAGGATTAGTAATAAGACAAGGGGCTTAATTGCCCCTGTTTTTTTAAAGGATAAAATATGATAAATGAAAAAAAATTCTTAAAAATTGAAAAACTTTTAGAAGCTGTGCAACATGAAGTTAAATTTTCAATTCCAACTAATTCATTTTGGCTTGACTTTGACGAAAAAATAACTCAAGCTATTGATGTGCTTTATACAACTCAACAAGAAACTAAAGGAAACTAATATGTCTAATGCTCAAATCGAAACCAAAAAAACCTACTTATCTTCAGATTTTGGCGAATCCTATGCTCGCAAAATCTTTGGTGATGATCTTATCAACCAACTCCCTAGAATTACTCGTGGTGAACGCAAAGGCAAGCTTAAAGGTTATATTGTTTGGGATAAAGTTATTTCAGGCGGCATGACCTCTAAAAAGTATGTTAGAAATGGTGGCTATTCTTACGAGCCTGAAAAGTATTTAGAAGTCCGTAAAAATTCAGTTATCTATGTTGCTATTTGGTTGCTTGAATATGAACGCAACTACCACAAATACGCTAGTGGCGTTAAACCTGACACTTTGCTATTAGAAAAGCATTTAAACCTCTACAATGATTTTTATAAGTCATTGTGGAACGCAGACCATGAAGACCTTATGAATGTCCATAGGCTTCAGGAATACAACAATATAAAGGAAGCCGCATAATGAACAAACTTTTAATTGCATTGCTAATATCACTACCAATTACATCAATTGGTGGTGAAGCACCAAAGCTTCGTTACAATTGGGTTGAAAAGGAATGGCACTACGCACCATCTAATGCCAAGCTTAAATACAATTGGACTAATGACAAATACGAATTTGTTGCACCTAATTCAGAACTCAAATACAATTCGCAAAATGATTCTTTTGAATATGTGCAAAGTTCTACCGATCCTTATAAATCAGATATTGGAGATAACAATGAGTAAAGATACCAAACTTGCAATCGTGTATGCCATTTTTACACTATCTTATTTTGCTTTATGCCTTTATGTTTTAACCCCAATCGCCATGAAATGGTTGGGATAAAATTAATGTTGCCAAATCAACAAGATAAGACTAGCATACTACAAAATCAACAACTTAAAGGAACTGACATGACAGATCGCACAGTTGAAAACAAGATACACATTCAGGCACTTCATCAACCTGATCCTGACTTCTTTGATGATTCAGATGAAATTAAAAATATGCTTGAGTTGATTGAATATTACTTAACTTTCCAATGTGATAACTTTGGTGATCTTTACGCTGACTATGAAGGCAATGGCGTTCTTTTAAATAAAATACATACCATCATGTTTGATCCAAACGATGACAAACAAGGTCGTATTCGTGATACCTTAAATAAAGTCATTTCAGATATGGCTTATTTTGTTTATACTAAACATGAAACCAATAGATGGGCTAGAGCCATTTATGATGCTACAATAGAAAATATTATTTAACTTTTACAGGAAACCATAAGACATGAAAACATCAGACAGCATAAAAGCTATTGCAGAAGCATTGGTCTTGGCTCAAAAAGAAATCCGTTTTGCAGTTAAAGATTCAACCAACCCTCATTACAAATCCAAATACGCTAACATTAATTCTGTGATTGATGCAGTTAAAAAGCCATTAAACGATAATGGCATAGCTTTAATTCAATCATTAAGTCCTTCAGACGACAGTAAATTACATCTAACCACCCGTTTAATCCATAGTTCAGGTGAATGGATTGAAGATACTGCTGTCTGTCCTTTACAAAAGCAAGATGCACAAAGCATGGGTTCGGCTATATCTTATATTCGCCGCTACTCAATCTCAAGCCTATGTGCTTTATATGCAGACGATGATGATGGTCAATCAGCAGTCCTTAATGCTTCAGACTATCTTCAAAAAATTAATCATTCTCAAACCCTAGAAGAACTACAAGCTAATTATAATTTTGTAATGGGCGAAGTTAAATCAGATCGCACATTATCTAAATTGGTGATTGATGCTAAAGATAAAAGGAAAGGCGAATTAAATGTCTGAACCTATTATCCGTAATTTTTATGGTTATCCAATACCAATTACTGCTGAAGAACTTATGCAGGCAGAAGCAAGAAGAACTAGAGTTGAAGCTTTAAAAAGATTTTTAGGTGATAAGTATTTATTAGCACCTTTAACCAAGAAACTTGATAAACCCATTGAATAGGAACTGTTATGAAAACATTAGAAGATAGAATAATAAAAGGCATCGTTCAGGGATCACCTGAATGGATGTCTTTGCGCGTAGGTAAAATAGGTGGTAGCAGAATCGCAGATTTGCTTACTGAAGGTCGTGGTGGTGCTGAATCCTTAACTCGTAGAAAGTATAAAAACGAACTTATCAGGGAAAGGCTTACAGGTCGTAAATTAGATACCTATAAAACGCCTGCAATGATGCGTGGCATCGATTTAGAACCTATGGCTAGGTCTTGGTATGAAGTTAAACACAATGTCTTTGTGGATCAAGTAGCAATCGTTTTGCATCCTACTATTGAAGGTGGTCAATGTTCACCTGATGGCATTGTTGAATCAACCAATTCATTAATTGAAATCAAAGTTCCTAATCCTGAAAATCATCTTGATAATATTTTGACTAATGGCAAGCAATTGGAACAATATTACGACCAATGCATGTGGCAATTAGCCTGCATGCCTGAAAAAGAATTTTGCGACCTTATATCATTTGATCCTGAAATGCCTGATCATTTGCAAGGATTCGTAAAGCGTATTTATCGTGATGATGAATACATTAAACAAATGGAAGACAAGGTGATCTCGTTCTTACATGAAATTGAAACTGTAGTAATTAACTTAAAGGAAATATCAAATGGCAATAACACATGATTTAATCGCTAAAACAGGCGAATACAAGAACGCTAATGGTGAAACAAAGGCAAGATGGACTAAAGTAGGCGTTGCTATGTCCAACAAACAAGGTGGCACTTCACTTCTTATTGAATCCATCCCTGTCAATTTTGATGGTTGGGTTACAATGCGCGAACCACAACCAAGAGAAGGTGCTAATTCAAACGCATCTGCATCTGAAGGCGATATGCCATTTTAATGATTTTACTGATGGTTTTGTTTAGCAAAAAGGTCATAATTTGCAATACAAACTTCAATTTTGGCGCTTGTATAACATTTATAAAGGACTAATTATGTGGACAACTCCATCAGCAACAGAAATGCGTTTCGGTTTCGAAGTTACAATGTATGTAATGAATAAGTAATGCTATAATTTCATTACGAATAGACGAAAATCAAAATAATTAAGGGGCTTAAAATGCCCCTTTTTTATTTCTTGAAAATTCTTGAAATTTCTTGATATATCACTTTTTTTGATTTAATTATTTAATATAATGATCACCTGTGTTTCCGTTGATACCAATTATATCCATACGATCTTCATCCCAAGTGTTAGATGAATCATCAGAATCATAATACCTGTCTTCATAAAGCTTATTAGTCTTATTGCCCCATATTCTTTCGTAATTCTCATCGTAAAGACTTTTTTGCTTTAGCTTTGGTGCTGATCCTTTTCCTGCTTCATTATATTTACTCATATGTATTCCTTACCCAATTAGAAAAGTTAATTAATTCGTCTTTGTTAGCAGTCAATTTCATAGCATTAGCTTTAAATGATATGACTTGAATATTGCCTTTAACATAGCCTTTAGAATTATCAATTCTATCAAGGCTAGGGCTTAAATCTCTATTACCATCAATTATTTTTTTGATAGGAAGCCCCAAGATAGGACAGGTATCAGGAATGACTATATCGGATATTTCTATATTAAATTCAATGCCTTTGATTTTGGCGCGATGATGTGCCAATTGAAACAAATTCTTTTCTCGGTTCTTATCTTTCCAAGCCCTTAAATATTCTTTTGTTTTGGTCTTGTCTTTTAAAGGCATTTATTTATCAGCTTTAGAATTCAATCTATCAAATAGTTTCTCGAGCATATCATCAATTTTATCTAACCTAACATCTAGGTCTGATTTTCTAACATAATGTGTTGGCAACTCAACCTCAATCTTTTGAATATCATTTTTAAGATTCTGAACTGCATCCCACATTTGCCTAACAAACCAACCACCAACCGACAGGGCAACACCTAGAATGATGTTTAATAATGCTTGATAATCCATAACTATTTCTTTCCACTAATTAATAAGATGCTTTTCAACAGACATATAAAGACTGCTATCGCTATATATATAAGCAATAGAGCCATCAGATAGTAAAATAACCAAGTAATTTTTACCATCGTAGCTATCAGCCCCCATATCTTTGATTGTTTTATTTTGTAGGAAATTGAAGTAATCATCAATTGTATCTGAATTTTCCAATTAAGCGTCTTCAGCACCTTCAAATTCAGGTTTGAGTTTGATAATAGCGTATAGTGCGGCACGATCAGCACCTGCTACATATTCATCACCTGCAATTTGAACTTTACCTGCTGATAAAGGTTGTTTGCCTGCATCTCTTGCTTCTTTAGATGCGTAGCCATAGAATGTTACTTCTGTGCCTTTACCTTTAAAGTCCTCTTGAACTGCACCTATGTTCCAATATTGGCAATCTACGCCAAAGTCTGAAGGTATTGCTTTTAATAATGCCATTTTGTTTCCTCTTTAAGTAGTTAAAGTTATCCGACTAATAATCGTCTTGTTGTTCCACCACTATCTTTAATAGTGATATAGCCTGTTGGTGTTAATATACTTGCAGTATATGTTCCGAATTGTAACACACCTGTTCCTTTAGGTGTTAGTGCTAGGTCTATGTTAGTGTCACCTCCTGTAACTCTGTATGTAACAGGCGAACCTGCAACAGAAGGGTCTAGCACAGGATAATTAACACCACTTGCTACAGAATTGATAACTGCATAAGTAACACCTGATGATGTATTAAATACAATATTACCTGTGCCTTTTGCAGTAACAGTCATACTAATGTTAGTATCTGAACCTTGCATAGATATAGCAGGTCTAGCAGTCGTTGCCGCACCCGTCACCTGCACATAATTAACTGCTGATGCTGTGTGGGCTATGTTAAGTTGTGCAGAACCACCACCGCCATTAGATACAGGTGAACTTACAGATGTTGCAAATACAAATGCCGAAGATGATGTATTAGTAGTTCCTAAATATGCTTGAGCACCAAACCCTAAAAAACTTGCACCAAATGCAGATTGTGATGGAACCATAGCAAAAGCTACAGTTGTATTTGTAGGATTGTTTCCTGAAGAATTTTTATCTACAATTGCCAATACATTACTATTAGGAGTTGCAAATGTTGTTATATTTCCCAAATTCTTAATTGTAGTATTACTACCCACAGTAGCATAAGCCGCCGCACCACTACCACCACCACCACTAAAAGTTACTGTAGGTTGTTCTATGTAGCCTGAACCTGCGTTGGATATGGTGAATACACCTGAAATACCGTAGGTAATATTAAATGTGGCACTTGAGCCTGTTCCACCTGTCACACTTACAGGATTAGTAGGAAGAACTGTATATGGTGCTGTTGTTGTAAAACTTATTCCTGTAATAACACCTGCTGATACAGAAGTAACAGTAATTGTGCAATTACCACTTGTTCCACCTGAAACTGTAAGCACATCATTAACTGTATAACCTGTGCCACCACTATTAATAGCAACTGCACCTGCCGCCATAGATGCTTGAGTAACTACTGCTTGAACTCCACCTGCTGTAGTTGGTGCTGAAACTGCTATAGTAGGGAAACTAGTATATCCTGAACCACCTGTCGTCCTCGTAAGAGCCGTTACAGTATTACCATTACTCAAGTTCACACCTGAACTCCCTGCGGCTAGGTCTATAGCACCTGTGCCTTTAGGTTGGAAAGCCATAGAGATGTTGGTGTCTGTGCCTGCCGCACCATATAAAAGTGCTTGTGTTGTTACAGATGGAGTAAATGTATGATAATTAACTGCACCTGCTTGTGTTTGCATTTGCACCATTCTTGGCGTTCCACTACCATTTTGATAGAACGCAATACCACTACCACCTTTACCTGAAATGTTTAAAGGTATGTTAGTGTCTGAACCTTGAGCAGAAATAAAAGGCCCATTAGTTGTTGTAGCACCTGTTACTTGAACATAGTTTACAGCAGAAGCGGTGTGGGCTATAATTGCTTGAGCGTTTCCACCACCATTGGTAAATAAATTTATATTTCCATTGCCTTTGCTTGATATGCCAAGAGCAATATTTGTATCACTTCCACCTACCCATAAAAATGGTTGATTTCCTGTTGATGAACCTTGTGATTGAACATAATTAACTGCTGATGCAATATTTAACGCTTTAAATTGTATTCCGCCTGCTGTAGCAAGATTAGTTGTTCCTGTGCTAATAGCACTTAATGTTAAGTCTGTAGATGATGCTGTAACTGATGGTGTGGTTACAGATGTAAATTTACCTGTGGAAGCAGTAGTAGCACCGATAGCAGGTGGGCTAGATAAATCTAATGAGCCACCAAGCGTTAAACTTCCTGATGATGTTACTGTTCCACTTAAACTAATTCCTGATACTGTGCCTGTGCCTGATACGCTTGTAACTGATCCACTACCTTTGTTATTAAATGTATTCCAATCTGTGCTTGTAAGATAACCACTTATGCTTGTAGTAGCCGCAGGAATAGACAAATGACTTGCAGATGTTCCTGATCCTGTTAATGGACTATCTGCTGTTACAGATGTTAAATAGCTTCCTGAAGGTTGTTTATTGTTAAATGTATTCCAATCAGTAGATGATAGATAGCCATTAGTAGATGTTGTGGCTTGAGATATACTAATAGCAGGTGTTGTAGTTCCTGTAGCTACAGATATAGGACTTGTGCCTGATACAGATGTTACTGTGCCTGATGGTGTTGTTACTGAACCACCAAGGCTAATAGGTGTGCCATTAATAGTGATACTTGAATTGGTTAAACTTGCATTAGCAATATTGCTTAAAGTGTTTGTAGAACCTGAAATAACTTTGTTAGTAAGTGTTTGTGATCCTGTTAATGTAGCTACTGTGCTATCAATTGCAATAGTGCCTGATGATGTAATTGTGCCACCTGATAAACCTGTTCCTGCGGTTATGCTAGTAACTGTGCCACTTCCATTGGTTGTCCATATTGTATCATAATCAGCATTACTAGCTTTGGTTAATACTTGACCTGTCGTTCCACCTGATGCCACACCCTCGCCTGTTGGTCCTTGTGGACCTTGTGGACCAATAATACCTTTGTCAATATTAAGTGTCGTAACAGGTGTTGGTGTTACTTCTACAGTTATATTGTTTCCTTGCGTAACGACTACATCCGTTTCATTAATAGAAACAACCACATCATTTGGTGTGCCTTTAGTTATGGTTAATGTGGACATTAATTCACCACCTTATCAAAATGAGAATAAATTAAATAACTCACGACACCACACCATCGCTTCTCACCAAAAATAATAAGAAAATGATGTTGTCTTGAGCAGGTGTAGTGCCTGAAGCAGGGAATGAAATTTTAATCCTACCTGAAAAGCCAACGCAATCTGTAGCGTTAATATCAAGTTGTGGATCGGTAGAGATAACTGACCAAGCTGATTCGTCAATAACTAATGTAAATAAGCCTTCGGCATCAGAACGATTAGCAATAGTGAGATCAATGGCAGTTGGAGTTGGTGTGTAATCGGCTATGTCAAAAGTAAGACCATAACGAGTATCGTGAAGATTGGTAACTGATCTGCGAATAATAGAAGCAGAGATTGTAGCACCTGTTAAATCAACAGGAACGCCATCAGTTGCCATTGCAAGATTCCAATAAGTTTTTTGGTTATAAACTAATTCGCCTGCAATAATAGGATTGTCAAATCCTGAAATTTGGGATAAAGAATTTTTATTAAAGACCGCCATTTGTTTTCCTCACTAGGTTAATAACTCGCCTATATGCTTACAGAACGAGAATGGTCTTATCTTATATTCTGCATTATAACACATTATGCTACTTGAGCAGTAACCCAAATTGCACCATAGTTTGTTGCATATTGGCTACCACAATTAATATATGATGTGGTTGATCCTGAAATTACATTACCTAATCCTGTTGAATAGTTTTGACCTGTATAAGTAGGATTTGGTTTAATGGTAAAACTTCCTGAACCTGAATAAGTAATCACATTAGAATCATTCATAAGTGTGCTACCTGTTGTGGTTGATGTAGGAACTAAAGCATTAGATATGCTTAATGTGCTTGTTGCAATTGAGCCTAATGTAATTGTTGTTCCTGATACAGTTAAATAACCTGAAAAATCACTTCCAATAAAAAATGCTTCCGTTGCTGAATATGAAAGAAGTCCTTTATAAACAGAAGTAGCAGAATTAGTTATAGTAGTAGAAACTGTTAATTCAGTTCCAATAGTTATAGTTGTTCCTGATATAGTTCCACATCTAGCATAAAAGTTTTTATTTCTACCATAAATAGATAAGAATTTTGTTGATGACAACATACATACAAAAGCAGGTGCTGTTCCAACAGAACTAGATGTGGAAGTTACAGCAGTTCCAAATGTAACAGCAGATGCGCCATTGTGAGTAGCAATTCTCCATTGAATAGATGAAGTATTTGCCGTTGTTGCCGTTCCATAACAAAATAAAGCAGTTGTAGATGAAAGTTTATTTATTCTATATATGGGTGCATTATTTGTTTGTATGTTTGCAGTAGCAGAAGCAGTTACTGTTGTGCCTGATATAGTTAAACCTTGACATTGCATATTACCACTTGAATTGCTAAATACAACAAAAGCAGTTGTTGTAGATAAACCAACCACATTAATACTATATGTATTTATATCAACTGTATTAGTTAAAGCAACAGGCGTTCCAAAGCTAAATGTATTTCCTGATTGTGTAGCAACAACAACATAAGCAGTTGTGGTAGATACATTAATATAACCAACAATAAATTTATTAGTGTCTATTTGATCTATGGCTATAAATTGTGAAGATCCATCACCTGATGCGTTACTTCCAAACGAAGTAGATATAGCGACTGATTCATCAGTAACTTTTACAACAGGATAAATATTATTAATTCCATAACCTGTTTGTGCATTAGTAATGTTAGATAATGATATTTGTGCGCCTGATGTTGTAGTTACACTTCCACATCTATAGCCATCACTATATTTAATAAACATTGGATTTGAAGTTATAGCACCTAAATTAAATATTGGACTTCCTGCTTGAGAAAATGTAGTCGCATCAGGTAAATTAAATGCTTTACCTACACCTGTTTGCGTAACCTTTTGAACACGATTTGATGATGATGTAAGGGTTACATCTGCTGCAGTTGTTGTTTCTGTAGCACCACCTGCGTTGCTTGTAGCCGCAATAGTAATTGAACCTGCACCATTTGTAATAGTTACACCACCACCTGCTGTTAAAGTAGATTTTGTTAAAGTATTGCCTGTGGAATTACCAATCAATAATTGACCATTAGTATATGTGGTTTGACCTGTTCCACCATTAGCTGTGCCTAATGTGCCTGTAATTCCTGAAGCTGTAATAGGTTGCATAGAAACATTAGTTCCATCACCTATTAAGGCATAACCATTAGTTACTGCACCTGCTATGTTATTAAGGGCTGTTTGTTGGGTTGAGCCACCTGTTCCACCATTGGCTATTGGCGTTGTTCCTGATAACCCTGTTGATGCATCAAGCTGACCTGATGTATTAACTTTATTGGCTAATTGGCTTAAATTATATGCTTGTGTCATTATTTTCCTTTATGCAGAGCCTGTTCTGCTAAATGTTTGTTGTAATAATAATTGTAAAGTAGTTGTTGGGCTATTTGCCAATGTGTATGTTCCTGTGCTTGTTGTGTAATCTGTTGAATCTTTTAATAATACACCATTTGAATACAAATCAAAAGCGTTTGTTGTGAAAGCAAAATTATAAGCAGTTTGTCCTATAACTGCATTAGTTGGCACATTAACAGGATTTCCCGCAGGAACAGTAAGATTGTTATCTGCAAATTGAAGATAAATAACTTTTCCTGTGGTTGATGATGGGAAATTAGTTAATGAACCACTTACAATGTCATAGTCTGCATCAGCTAAAATAGCCCCATTAATATATGGTATTTCATATCCGCTAGCTAAATTCCATGTTGTAGGGGTATAGGTAGATTGATTTATAAGATCAAATTCAAATCTACTGAATGGTGCATAAGCAGAGTTTGAATTTCTATGGAAATATATATGATTTCCTGCAAAAGCTGTAACTGATGTGCTAAATGTTATTTGTCTAGTTGTGTAATTAACTGCTGTAACTGTATAAACAGTTGGTGTTCCTACATTACTAAAAGTCATTTCTTGCCCAACAGGAATAAGCTGATAAGGCATTGTTGCAGAATCCCAAGTTACTACATTAGTTGCTACACTTGATACATTAATGTTTGCATCAATATATGCTTTAGAGCCTGATTTAGCAGACATTGAAATACAAGTAATAATATCGCCTGTTGTAGCGCCTACGCCTAAAGTAAATGTTGTAGATGTTTCTGTGTAATCTGATGTTGAAAGTAAAGCGCCATTTTTAAAGATTAAATCTTGCCCTGTTATGTAATAAGCACTTCTTGTTGCAGGTGTAAATACAGTTTGTCCTGAAGTAGCAGTAAATGTTTCGTATGTAAAATTAAAGTCATCAGGTGCGGCAAAACCTACAACGCGACCAAATATATCAATAGTAAGCGTTGAAGCATTAGCTGTTTTAGTTGTTGGTCCACCAAAATCTAGGAATTGATCTAATGAAGCAATAATCTGACCTGTAGGATCATTGGTTATAGATAATTGTCCTGTTCCTGCATTTGAAGATGTATTGCCTACTCTAATTAACTGACCTGTTGAAACATCTAAATCAATATAATTTAAAGCACTAGATAATGAAGACCATAATTTTGGATCAAATAAAGCTGTTGTTGATGGAACATATTTATCGGTAGCAATATAAGTTTGCGTATCCACATTAAAGCTAAATAAACGACTTCCTCTATTTATATAAGCAATAAAGCGAGTTGTTCCAAAATCTGTATAAGCACCACTTGAAGTAAGGCTTACTGAAAACCATTTATAAAGGGTTGGATCAGTTGGTGCTGTTGTAGAATTAGAATTATATAAACCAAAATATGTTTTGTTAGTTGGTGAAAAACTTAAACCTGTGCCATTTACATCATTAGCATAAGCAATAACCACATATTCTTGAGTATATTGAAGTGTTGTTGGTCGCCATTGAACTAAATCTGAAGCTGATGAATAAGAACTTTTACCAAGTCCATTAACCATTCTAGTAAATATATACCAATTGCCTGATGGAATAGTTGTTAATTGAATGTCAGGAAGTTTGAAATTATTGCTATAAGTATTTCCACTAGGGCTTATTTCACTTATACCTGCAAATATGTATTGAGATGCTGTTGGATATTGATAAGCTGAATACCATACTTCAGCATATTGCGTAATGCCACCATTAGGCGTTGTAACTTGAACAGTAATATAAGGCGTTAAAGCTGATGGATTTGTAGCACTTACAATAGGAACAGGAACAGTTCCAAAAGCTAATGGGCTTCCAATACCTGTATTTGGTGCAGGTGTAAATTGTGTAACATTTTTGTTATCAAATACAGTAGGATTGTATTCTGTCAAACTTAATTGCGCTGTAATTTGACCTTTGTCATTAAACTTTTGAGTAACTTTAATAATTCTAAATAGCTTATTAACAAAGCCATAATTTGTATTACTTAATGTAACAATATCACCTGCTTGTAATTGAAGACCATAATAATTAATCTCGCATTGAACTTGCAAGTCTTCTCTAGCACCTTCAAGCATTTGATTAGCAATATATTGGGCTTGAACAGAATTATTAACTAAATTTAATTGAACGCTTTGTTTATTTACAGGTTCATTAGGAAATAAAAGGCTTGGATTTATAACCGCTAAATCAAAGTTTGCAGTTGTAAATGTATCTTTTTCTGTATTATCTGCAAAAGCAACCTCGATAATATTGAATGAATTAGATAAATCAATAGGGCTAATAACAAGTGGACCAATGATATTACTATCATTAAGAGCCATAGCCACATCATAATATGGAGTTTGAAGCACTACGCCCCACATACTTAATATTTCATTGTATCTAATCAAACTATTGCAACAATCTGACATAGTTTGAATGTTAGTCATTAATTTTTGATTTGTTTCTAATGTGCCATTAAATTCATATCTTTTTTGAGATTGAACATTACCTGCGTAATCTGTATAGTTAATAACTTGATTTGAATAATTATTTAATTCATTAAATGAATTTGTATCTATTTGATAAGAATAAATACCTGCACCATAACGAGTAGATTGCAAGTAATCCATAAAGCAATCTCCGGGCGAAGAACGAGAATTAATGACTTGAAATCTAGTTTGTTGAAGACCTGTCATGCCTGTATCTGTATTGTAATGAAGATGAACAATAGCAAAAACAGTATTTGTCATTTTTTTAGATGAATCCCACTCATAAATAAGTGTTGCGCTTTGTGGGTTTGTAGCATTAGATAAAACTTCGTATGCTTTTAATTCTGTGTTATATGGTGCATCAGAGCCATTTGAATATAAATAAATATTCATTAAATAACCATTGTCATTACTTAAATCAATAATTTCGCCTGTGCTTGTATCTTGCAATCCAATAACTTCTGTGTAATCAACGCTACCGCCACCATTATTTTTTGTTGGTTGTTTTCCATTTTTAGATGATGGATTTGAAGTTGTATTTTTTGATGTCTGAAATAAACATCTTTTACCACCCCAATAAATTTCACCAAAATTAATATCATCAGCACTTCCTGTGCTAACACCTGATTCAGTATTGGTTACTTCAGATAAAGCTATCACCCAATAAATATCTTTATTATTATCTGATATAGTTAAATCTGTAATCATGCCACCTGTCCAAGCATTTCCGTAAATTACAGGAATTTTATTTGAGCCTGATGGTGGAAGTTGTTGTTTAGATCCGGGATTAGATTGTTGTCCCAATTCAGGTGGTGTTGGGGCAAATACTTTAGAGATAATGGCAGAAGCCACCATATTTACCGCAAAGGCAAATAGTGAACTTGTTTTGTATAACTCAATCGCTAATGTTACTAAACCACCCATTATTTAAGTTCTTTCGTATAAACTTTTTCTACAAAATTACAACCCAAAAATTCAAACAATCTTGAATTATCTAAATGTGTTTTGGTGCTATATCTAATCATATTAACACCAATAGATTTTAAATATTTTTCAGCAAATACAAACATTCTAGGACCTATTAAACCTTTTCTATATTCAGGCTTTAAATAGTAAATGTCTTCAGTTGCTAATAAACAATCTTTATAATGTAAATTAATACCTACAAAATAAACAATATAACCAATTATTTCATCATTTTTTAAAGCAACAATAGTTTTTAGAGTATTGCGTTTGTCAGCTTCCCAATAAATATCATAATCAGGGTTAAGTTTAAAACCTTTTGTTGCAGATAATTCCTCATAATGCTTTTCAAACATTTGAGAAACTTCATTAAATACTTCTTTATTATTTGCTATCTTGTATTTTATTTCCATTATATTTCAGTTGGTATTGATTTTGATTGTATTTTATCTGCTGTAATTGTTGGCACATTTTCTGCACCAAATGAATAATTAATAGTTTCAATAAACCCTACACGAGCCATTGATGTGTCTGTTGGATTAAAAAATGTCCAAGCATTGTTGTTTGTAAATCTGCCTGAAACAGAATTTTGTAGGATAATTTGAATGCTTGAAGCATTAACACTTACAACGCCTGTATATGATCTAGCTTCTTCAATCCATTGTTCTGATATTTGGAATGAATTTACATAACCTGTAAAAAATTTATAAAGACCACCTGTGCCGCCTGTGATTATTAAATTGTTATCAGCATCAAAAAAGCCATGCCACATTTCAATTTTAGAACCCTTAATTGTTTGCCCTAAAACCCAACCTAATAATGATGTATCTAGCCCAATTAAAGTAATAGCTGTTTCATTAGCAGTTGATTTAATATCTCTTGTAACTTCACCAATATTAACTAATTGACTTAATCCTGCAAATGGTTGGCTATCTACTGCTGATATAGTCATAGCTGTTGGTGCTGTTGAAAATCTATATGTAGCATCACTTGTTGTAACTCTAACAAAATCTGCCATACGAAGATTATAATTTGCATTATAAGTAGTCCATACAACAGTTACACTTGAGTTATTTTGCCAAGTTACTATTGATCCTGAATCATTCTGCCAATTAATAGCAGAACCATTATTAAATACTATATTTTCCATTAAGCATTAACAGCTTTAATAATTGCATAATTTAAAGTAATTGCTTCTGATTTGCTTGAAGTTGAAAGATTTGATATGCAAACTCCAAAAGAACCTGTTGCTATTCCTGCAATTTCAACGCTGTAAGAACCTGCTGTTCCGCCTGAAGCATGATTAATAATAACTACATCTGTTAAAGCAATAGCTGAATTTGTTACTGTAAAAACAACCTCTGAACCTGCGGCTAAAGCGGCATTTGATGTTGTTATCTGACCTGAAATATAATTAATGGTTACGCCTGTTGATTTGCTTGTGGCTTGAGTTACAGTTGATCCTGCACCTGTTGAATAACCAATTCCTGAACTTGAACTAGATTTAATTGAGCCTGATGCAGTTAATGTTGTTGCAGTAGCATTGCCAAGCACAGGTGCTGTTAAAGCATTTGATCCTGAACCTATGCCATTAACACCATTAGCAACAGTAGTAAAATTGGTATCTAATTGAGATAAAGGGATTGGTCCTGATTGAGTTGCAAAAGTATTTGGTATTGTAATAGGTAAAGCCATATATTTTCCTTTAATTTAAGACAAGTTCTAAAGCTATAAATGATGAATTCCAAGCAATAAATGAATCATTAGTCATAGGCACTAAAGTATAAGTTGGATATTGAGTTAATACAACAGGAAAAGTTATGCCTGTTTGTGCAAATGAATTTGTGCCATATTGACCAATTACGACAGGATCGGAAGTTTGAACAGTCGTTAAAATGCTTCTATGAACAGGAATATTAACAGTTGATCCCGTTCCTCTTAATACATCGGAAGTTGCAATATAAGAATATCTACCAATTTGTAAATAATCACCTGCTTTTACTATGTATTGTGTTGATAGGATTGACGGCAAGCTACCTAGAACAATAGTTTTTCCTGTGGATAAGGTTTGGTATTGACAAGCAATTATTTGAGCGCTAGACATATCGCCCTGATAGTTTATGTAATTTGTCCAACCTGTAGATGTAAAATTAAGCAATTGTTCTGATAATCTATCAGCAACCCTTAATTCACTTAATAAACCTTTATTTTGTGAAAGCAATAAATAGTTCATTGGTTTCATTTCAAACTGAAATGGTTGAACAGATAAGATTTCAGATGTAGATATTCTTTGGTTTCGGCTTATAACTTGACCTACAAACTTTTGGTCTTTAATAGCAATTGATTCAGCAACGGATAAAATTGTATTTAATGGCATAATTATCTACTTTGTGGAAGCCCTCTTTGTGCTGATTGATTAGCCGCCCAAACACCTTGTTTATTTTTAGCAAGGAATTGAGTTGCTGATTGAGTATCTATAGCACTCATATTAGCAATGTAAGGTCCATTATAAACTACTTGTGGGCTATTACCAAACATTTGGCTCATATTTGAATTTGGAATAACTGTTCCTGCTGATTTAGGAATAAACATTTCAGGACCATCTTCGCCAACAATTGATGGTTGTCCCGCCCCTAATTGATTGCCACCTGCTGAAAATACGCTATGAGTATAAGCACCACTACCACCACCACCTCCAATACCAAGGCTTCCCAAAAGGCTAGAAAACATACCACCAAATAAAGAAGTTGCTGATGCTTTTAATTGAATTTTAATAAGGTCTGCAATAATACTTTTAGCTAAATCACCAAAACTTAATTTTCCTGTTTGAACAAATTTATCTAAAGCAGTTTCCATATTTTGCGTAACAGATACAAAAGCCTGTTCGCCAAGTTTTGCATAATTTGTTGTGCTATCAACATAACTTGCATAGGCTTTTTTCCAACCATATTCAAATGTTCTTTGTGCTTGTTCATTTTGATATATAAAATGTGCTAAATTATTTTCAGAAGCCGCCCATTCATTGGCTTGTTCTTTTGTCATTTTTTTTTCTTGAATTAAAAGCAATCTTTTCTTTTCAATGTCAAATAAAGCTAAAGCAAGCTCTTTTTCTGATTCACCTATAAAAGCCAATCCTTGTTCTTCTATAAGTCTTTGTCTTTTTGCTTCAGTAATCATTAATTCTTTTTTATAAAATTCTTCTTGTTTTTTAAGTAATTCAGTAGCCTTTTTTTCTTCATCAGTTTGACCTAATTGTCTAATAACTGTATTTGCATTAAAGTTAGGTGATAATGGACTATTGTAATCAACAGGCTTATAAGTTGATGATCCTTGAGCATTAGATTTGCCCATTCCAAACATTTTATCTAGCTTTTCAAAGTAAGGATCAAGTTTTACATTTACTTGATGTATCCAATCTAAAGCTTTTCCAATAGCTTCAAGAACAGGCAATACATTTTGAACTAAATTGTCTTTAAAATGAAGCCATCTAATGTCCATTTTGTCTATTTCTAAACCAACTTTTTTATAGACTTCTTCACTACTTTTAAATGTGCCTTCAGCTTTTAAATAATCTTCATATAAAGATTTAACATCAACACCTTTTACAGATCGACCTAATATATCAAAAGCTAAAGCATTTCTACGAACAGGATCTTCAATAGAAGATAAGCCTTTTAAAGTTTTTTCAATAAGTTCTTGTTCGGTTAATGTGGCTAAATCTTTAGTGGTAACACCAAGTTCAAGAAATGATTTTCTTAATTTTGATGATCCTTGGACTGCTTCATCTACTTTATTGTTAAATGATGAAAAGAGTTTTGATGCATCATCAACATTGCCACCATTAATTGCTAATGCTTGTGATAATTGAAGAACTGAAGATACAGCAACTTCATTGGCTTTTGCCACATTATTAATTTCATCAGCAAACTGAATCGCAGTTTTTGATAAACTAACAAATGCAGAACCAACTGCGGCTAAACTAATAGAAGTGCTTGCACTAAATCCTTCTACTTTGTCTTTTGCCGCCCCAAGATTTTTATTAAACTCGCCTGCATCAAGTCCAAGTAAAACTGCTAATCTTGAAATAATTGCCATAATTATTGCCTTTTAAATTTGTTTATATCAAACCCTTGGGCTTGACTAATGAATGTTAATAACGCTTCACTAGACGATTGTTCAGGCTCATTATAGTAATATTGATAGACATTTCCCAAGATACTTTTAAGAGTATAAGGTGGACTAGAACTTGCTTTTAAATAATTAAACACCCCTGCTGTAAGCGTTCCTAGCCCTACTACCGAACTTTTATTACCCAAAGCACCATCTGCATACATAACGATTATTTCGTTCATTGTAGCCTCATCTAATGCATCTATATCTTGTTTTGTATGCCCGTTAAAAATCATAGCCGCACGGACTTGGGTTCTTAACGAGCCTATTACTTTGAGCGTATCTCTTTATATTCAGGGCTTATAACTTCATTAATTTTATCTACTAATGTAAGTTGAATAGCCAATGGAAATTCAGCTTCTATATCTTCATAGGTAATTTGGTCTAATGTTTCGCCATTTTCACCAATTAAAAATTTAATATATGCAGTAATTCTATATTGCAATAATGTTTTATTTTTGGCAGTTTCTCTCATTGATCTGCCTTCAATAATAATGTCATTATCTTTAACTTCTACACCTTCAGCTTTTTCGGCATTAAATCCTTTTATTAAAGCCTGATAGTTTCTTTCAACATCATCTTCATTTGGCGTTTTAAAGTAATCATAAATATTTTCAACTTCTGAAACACTTGGAACTTTTACTTTAAAAGTATGACCACCTAGTTCAAATTGCCTTGTAATAATAGACAATTTATTTTCTTCATATTTCTTACCTAAAGCATCACCTAATTTACTCATCTTTTATTTTCCTTATTTTGTTAATTTTTGTTTTGACTTAAAGCTTTCTATTTTTAAATTTAAAATTTGACCTAATAATGTTGATACAGTCTGTGCTTGGCTTTCTAATGATGACCTCATAAATGGATGTGAAGCCATTTTAGCTGTTCCAAACTCATTAGCAATAGCACGAGCATCATAAATCAACCCTTGTTCTGCATAAAATTGCTTTTTAGCCTGTTTATATTCTTTGCCTTTTAAGCCTGAATATTTGCTATAAAATTCTTGCTTTACTTTTCTTGGGATTGGTCTAGTAGATACAAGAGATATAACAGAATCTTGTGGGCTAATATATCTTGATCCCATATCTTTTTTAGTAGGTCTTCTTGCTGTAATGTAAAGAGAACTTTCTAATAAACCTGTATCTTTTGGCGACATAGCTTTAGCCAAAGCTAATACAGGCTTCATAGCCTCTCTAACAGCAGGAATTAATATTTTACTTTTGGCTTGTTTATCGCCAATTTGTTCTTGAAGTTGATTAAAGACATCTAGTGTTTCTTTTAATCCTGATACTTCAAACTTTGCTTCCATTAATCTGCCTTGATAATTTTTTGATAAATAGCGTTATTTAGCTTAACTGCATAATCAACACATTCTTCAGGTGAAAGCTTGTCTGCATGAACTCTAGCAATATCATGTGCCAATGCAATACCTGTTAATCGTTGTTGAGCAAAACCAAACCAATTCTTTTGACCTGAATTGGCTTGGCTTACCAAATAACTCAATAAATCATCACTCGACTTTATCTGTGCTGTCATTTTTAATATTCTCTTTTGTTTTAATTTCTTTACTTAAAGGATTGTATTTAGCTAATACATTTAAAACCACTTCTTCTTGACTACCTTTTACTGCTTTTGCTAAAGCGTCTGATACCTCTTTAGCATCCACAGGAAGCCCAATAGCCACAGCATCTAGGCTTTTATATGTTTTACTTAATACTTCTATAGCTTCAGATAACTTCATATTTACCTCTATTAAGTGTTGTTAGACCAACCATATTGATTGCCGCGTGGATGGATCGTGAACATACATTTAGCTTCAGCAGATGGTGCAGAATCAATTTTAAATTCTGATACACGACCATTGAAAGCGTAATAAACTGTATTTGTTCCATCAGTAGCAGAAATAACAAATGTTCTGTCAATTGTGCCATTGTAAGCATCGCCACGAATTAAAAGAAGGTTAGTGTCAGATGGATTCCAAGCCGCAGTAATTGTCATTGATGTAGGTGCAGATTGTGTAGGAATCTTATCAGATTGTCTTGAACCTGCTACGCCAAATGAAGCAACTGCGTCATCTTGACCAAATGCAGGGATAGCTTCTACAGGAACTGCATTGCCTGAAACAGCAATAGCTGATACTGAAGCATAAACTGAAAGGTTAGCTGTAGTTAAAGCTGTTGGTGAAGCTGTAGGTTGCATATAAAGGGTTGCACTAAAACCGGGTAAGACTTTATTTGGTAATGCCATGATTTATTTCCTCGTTAAAAAAATTAAAAATTCTTATGTTGGTATATCTATAGTGCAATCCATATGTATCGTATATAGATTGATCTCATTGTCGTATCCATTATATAACCATACTACATCAGCTTTAGATATTTGGAAGCCATAAGTAGCACCACCAAATAAACCACTATAACCATGTAGCGACTGTAAAATTGTATTGCTTATTTGAAAGTTATCTTCCATAGTGGTTGAGAAAACACTAATTTGGAATATAGGTCTATCAATACCTTTATTGCTTTGATACTGACCTGCATATACAGGTTGATGCACATTTCTTAAATGCCAAGTAATAAACTTGGGTTCAGTTGCAAAGTTTCTGTTGAAATTAGCATATACAGGAACAGGTGTAACTATACTTGTTAATTGAGCCTGTATTGCTTTTGCATACTGATTAACATTCTGTTGCGTAGCCATTTTTTATACTTTCGTAACAGGATCAGAACGATAACATAACATTGTAACACTCATTTTATCATCAGATTCAATTGCATTTGTAATTCGCCAATCTTGATTTCGCCATTTAAACGAATAAAGATTTTGATTGACAATTACATCTTGCATCCAAGGCGTAAAATTAAATTTAAAATTAATTAAATCTTGGTAAATACGAGTATCGCCTGTTATTTGTAAAGAATTTTTTACAGAACTAACCAATGGTCTGCCTGTAAATTTCTTTGTTATTGTAGTTGTTTGTTCGCCATAGGCATCTGTGCCAAAGGTAAGCGTATTAACATCCACATTCTCATAGCGTTTAATTGCCATTTATATCCCTACATTACAAGTGGTTTATATGGTCTTAATAAAGCATCTACACCATAAGGAATATTTTGCAATGCACCAAAATTAGTTTCTGATCTATTGTTATAAAGATGTGTCAATAACAATAAAGCCGCTTGTTTAATCACAGGATATTGTGATAAAAAATTAGGTGCTACTGTATATTCCACAACAATAGGTGAAGTTCTGTTTTGGCTAATATTGCTAGGCGTTCCATTTGGAAGAATTACTTTATTACCTGACTTGTCGTAATAGTAATTAGAACTAGCCAATGTAATCAGTTCGCTTGGAGTATTGCCATTATAGTATTTAACAGAATTAATCGTTACACTTCCTGATCCAAATGAATCAGTATATGAAACTTCAGGCAAATCAAGACATACAGGGCTTGCGTAAAGGGAACTTAATCCATAATAAACCCTGTAAGATGTATTGAATATAGGCATACCGAGATAATCCTCAATATGCATACGAACTGCCAATTCAAGACCTGTTAAATAGTCATCTTGAGATTCATCACCAAACAAGTTTAATTGTTGTGTGATTTCATCTAATGTTAGCCAACTTGTGGACAAATCACGATCAATCTGCTCAACCTTATCATAGTTGAATGGATTGTTCGTAGAGCCATAAGCTACTTGTCCAAGCGTATCTGCCATATTATGCCCCTATTAAATAAACGCCTGCAAATGGATTTCTGATTGTTGATACAAGTCGTTTTTCAGCATAAAGGGTTACAAAGCCCGGTGCTGTTTGTTCCATAGCTTGAACATTCATGTCTTCAACATCAGCAATAGTCATAAATTGATCCCAATTTGCTAAAACTGCTGATAAAGAACCTGCCGCAGGTGTTTCTAGATATGGATTAGGGATTACAGGAAAGCCAAATACATAAGCTACTGCACCACCATCTTCATCGCCTGCTTCAATAAACATTGGTTGTCCACCTGTAGAACCTTTTAATTTTCTTAATTGAACAATTAAATCAGGATGCATATGCCAAGCTGTTGTTGGTAATGACCAATATTGAGCAGGTAAAAGATTAACTGTATCAACAATATTATCGTAAGTTACTGAAGCCGCTGTAAATGTTTTCTTTAAAATTGTATGAATACCATTAGTAATAGCAGAACCACTTGAACCATAAGATGCAGAAGAAGTGCTAGTTGCATAATAAGATAAGCCACGCAAGCCATTAACGCCACCTGTAGCTGTGGTTGTTGAGCCTGATTGGTCATTATTAGTAGCCATAGATTGTGCTTCTAAAGACGAAAATTCTAAAAATAAATCTTTTACTAAAGCTTCATTTAAATAGTTAATATCACTCATTGCCGCTGTTCTGATTGGCAATTGAGCAGTAATTACTCTTGTTGGTAGTTGCCAAATAGATGTTGCAATGTTTGGCGAACCTGAATTTGGTGTTACTGCATAAAGCCAAGGGTTAGTTGAGTTAGCCGCATTACCTGTTTTAGCTACAAATTGCACAGATGAACCGCTTGCTTTAATTTGTCTTGACCCTTGTCTAAAAGGGTTTGCATATCTTAATGCCGCAAATGCATCATCAAAGTAGGTGCGACCACCTACACCATCACCCGAGCCTGTAAGAGCAGAAGCTTCTTTAAGGCCAATATTAACCTTGCTTCCTGTTTCAAGCGTCTGTTTGATGCCATCTAAAATTTTTTCAGTTATGTTCATGGTCTATTCCTAATTGATTAAAAAAAAGGGCAAGCGATTAACTCGCCCTTTTGTCCTACATTTTGTTACTAACTACTAGCTATTAGCAGTTGCAGTTGATCTGTAACGAACACCTGCAAATGGATTAACAACAGAAGTTGCTAAACGCTTCTCACCATAGAATGTGATATAGCCGGGTAGTGTTTGGTCGTAGCGGCGCATTACCATATTTAAACGATCAACGATTGCATGGTATTTAGACCAATCAGCAAAGAAGATTGGATATTTAGATGTTGTTCCTGCCGCACCTGTTGAAGCTTGGTTTGGAAGATCAACATATTTATTTACCACTACATCGAAGCCGAGTAATGTGCCAACGATGCCATCAGGTCTAGCAAGACCATCAACATAGATTGGGCGACCTTGTGTATCTGTTAAACCACGAATTGCACCAAGCATGATTGGATTGATAACAAATTTTGTTGATTCTGTCCAATATTCTTGTGGTAAAGCGTAGATTAAATTAACAATATCTTTGTAAGTTACATTGTTTGTAGTTACAGAGTTTGTGTTAGATGTTAATTGGTCATAAGTTGCTAATGAATGAAGACCTGATGTTGAGCCTGTGCCACTTGTCCCAAATGCTGAAACAGAAGTTGTGCCGCCTGTAAAGGTTGCATTAGCACCTGCGTATTGATCAAGACCACGAAGACCATTAGAACCACCATAAGGTAATGATGTAGCACCTTGGTCGTTATTTTGAATCATTGATAAACCTTCTTGTTGTGAGAACTCAAGAAGCATATCTGAAACAACATTTGATTCTAAACCATCGATGTCATCTAAAGCCGCAGTTCTGATTGGGAATTGAACATTTAAGTCTTGCAATGTTAATTGCCAAATGTTTGTATCTTCAGTTGTAGCTGAACCATTGTTTTGAATTGCATAGCCCCATGCCGCACCTGCGTTACCTGTTTTAGCACGGAATTGGTAAGTAGCACCATCAGTAGCAACAGAACGAGATACACCGCGCATTGGGTTAGCAAGTCTTAATGGAACGAATACAGGATCATAAGCAGTTCTACCACCAACGCCTGCACCTGAACCTGTTAATGCTGAAGCTTCTTTGATGTAAGCGTCATATTGACCAACATCTTCAAACATTTTAAGTTCTTTTTCAACTTTGCTACCTTTTTCGTAGAAAGCTTTTAATTGCTCTTTAACAGAACGATTAACTTCTTGAGAAATCGTTTTGTAAGTTTTGATTAAAGGTGTTGCACCGATAGAAGCAACTTTAGCTTCAAGAGCCGCTACTTTTTCTTCAAATGATACAACTTTTTCTTCTACTGCTTTTTGGCTTTCAGCTAATTTAGCATCAACATCAGCTTTAACAGATTCAACTGCTTCAACTTGTGCTTGCTCAATAGCGTCTAGCTTTTCGATAATTTTGTCTGACATAATTTATCCTTTTAGACGATTGTTAAGAGTTTTGAGCAAATCTCTCTCTGCCAAGGCATTAAGAATATCTTGCTCATTTACCACCGCATCAGCATCACTCTGATTAGGTGCTTTTTCAACCTCAACTTTAGCCTCATCACGAGTTGCTAAAATTTGTTTGAAAATTGAAGACGCGGTGGTCGCATCTTTTCTTGAAAGTTTTGCATCACGCAATGCCTTCTCGATTAGTTTTAAATCTAATGTTCCATCTTCACGGAAACAAGATTCTAATTTAGAAACATTACATTCAAGATTATTTGGTTGCATAACGATTGATACTTCTTGTAATCCACCTTTAGTGATTTGAAAGAAACCTTCTTCCATGTCTGCATCATCATCTAATGGGTTGCCACTTTCATCAACCATTGCATATTCATCAGCATAAGCACCTACAGAAACACCACCAACCATGTTTGGTGATTCTTTCATAATGGTATATAGGTCTTTACCTGCTGTTGTATTAGTAAATAAACGACCTTTAGCATCCATGCCTTTTTCTGTAAATTCAAATGATGTCCATTCGCCTACAGGCATTGATTGATCGTTATGTTGGAAGAACATAGGAAGTGGTTTGCCTGATTTAGCAAATTCATCTGCCCATTGTGCAAAGCCTTCAGGTTGATAATTGAATTTACGACCATCAGCACCTGTTCTAGCACCCCAAGTCGTTACAGTAGCTTCAATTTGACCACTTGAATCTTGTGCTTCATCAGCTTTAATGCCGAGAGCAACTTTGCTTTCAAATAAAAACTTAATATCTTTACTAGCCATTTATTTTTACTCCCTTTTCTTTCATTCCGTTAGTTTTAACAGGTTGCGGTTGTCGCTTTAATGCCTGTTGGGTTAATTTATTAAGTAACTCTTTTAATGTCATTAAGCCTTACCTGCCTGACCTGTTTTGCCAACGCTAGAAGTATTGCCGCCACCACCTGTATCTTGTGGTGAAGTGCCACTAATGGGTTGTGCTTGTTTATTGTTATCTTTTAATTTGTCTGCATCAGCAATATTTTGTTTGCCTAAATATTCTCTAGCTTCATTTGGAGTAAGAATACCTGCATTAACACCTGCTACTGCATAATTCATTTGATCTAATGGCGCACCTTTAAGAATTTGCTCTGTTTGGAATTGAATGCAAAGATTTGGATAACCTGAAAGCAGATTTGCACCAAACTTCTGTTCAATATTAGTAATGATAGGCAACATAGTAGATTTATAAAATTCATCTAGCATTGTTTGCGTATTATTATACTTTTGATCTGTAATACCTACTAATGCAGGTGGAACGCCAAACAAACCACAAATACGCTTCATAGTTTGATCTTTTAATGCTCTAGCATCTGCATCTTGAAGTGTAAGCATATCAAGCGGCATATATTTCATGCCATTGTCTAATAACATACCTTGACCGGGCTTGCTTAAATCAGTTGATTTAGAACCTGTTAGGCTAGTCCATGCCTCTTTAAGTCTTGCCGCAATTTCTTTAAATTTAGCATCAGGAATTACTTGGTCTGTAACGAACATACCACTTGGTTTAGCGCCATTCAACATAATGAAGTTGCTATAAAGGTCAATGTCCTGATCCAAACTTACTAATTCAACTGCAAGAATGCCTTTATTGAAACCTGCTGAACCTTGCCATGCCGCTTCTGAAGCATGAATGACTTGGAAGTAATCTAATGGTGTATCTTTGTTAAATCCGTATGTAGAAGTTGAAAGTCTGTATGTAGGATAGCGAGTTTCTGTAATTTGAGCAGTAATAAGTGTCGAATCTAGCAAATACATTTCCATTGGTGTTAGCGTAGGATTAGATTGGTCTTTACGCCATAATGCAGTAAATGTTTCACCTGCTAGGTCATACCACATTGACCATTGATACCAAAATTCGTATGTAGATTGATAGTTATTTGGATTGTTTAATAGGTTATAAACTGCTTTTGCTTTTGCTTTATCTCTGTTTGATACATTAGGATCGGTAATAGCATTAACTAAAGTGCCATCTTCTCTATAAGCCATAATGTTAATAGGTAATTGAGCCAATGCTCTAGCTTTAGCACCTACACAAGCCATGACTGTAGAGTTCTTGCTTAATACAGACATATCAACAACACGACCTGCTGTATTAACAGATGATGTTGTTACATATAATAATTGATTATTGGCTTGATAGCCTTTGCCACCTGCATTGCGTAGGACATTGTTTCCTAGTGCAGTTTGACCAAAAAGAGTATTGCTTTCAGAAGTGTTTGCGTTTGATTTTCTTTTGAATATATCTAGTAGAGCCATGTTTTTCCTTTAAATACTTCTGAAGCCAAATGAAGTAGATGTCAATGGATGATCCAATGAGCAATGCATCGCAATAATAAGTGCGATTATACCATCAATCTTCGCTGATTTATCACTTTCATTTTTACGAATCTTAATATTTCCATTCACATCTTCATATACTTCAGAGTTTCCAAGTTGCCAACCTAGGAATGGGTTACCATCATGTTTAATAGAATGTTGCATAATAAGCTTTTCAGTATGCTTGGAAGGATTGCTTAAAACTGCCATACCTTGTCCTACCTTTTTAACAGGAATGCCATTTTCGTGTAACCTAGCAATTAAACTAGCGGCATTGTAGGCGTCATAGCCAACTTCTTTAATGTTATATGTTGTAGCTTGTTGTTTTATGTATTCTGAAATTTCTCTATCATCCATTACATTGCCTTCTGTAATTTTAAGGATGCCTGATTGAACAGCTTGGTCAAAAATAGAACGATAATGACTAGGAACTAATGCAAGACCATCTTCAGGTAGGAAGAATTTAAACTCTGCAAAATAATCGTCTTCTGCATAGCGTTTTAATGTGCATACTGCGTTTAAATCTCGTGTTGCCGCAAGGTCAAAGCCAATAAATACTTCTTCAGGTTCGGGTTTAGATTCGCCTACAGAATCATCCCAATATTGTCTGTCAATCCATGCTGTGTTGGCACTTACATATATGTTAAGTGTTTTACATAGAAACTCATTTAATGATGCAGGTTTAAGTTTTGCTTGTTCGCATCGTTCTTCAATTGCAGATTGATATATGGATATGCCATGCATTGGATTAGCTTTAGCCCAAGTTTTAGGTTCACGCCAATTATCCTGCGGATCAAGCGAATATAATAATCCAAACCAATGTGGATTATCTTTAGCTTCGCCATGAAGCATAGCTTGGAAAGCACTCATGTCTTCATAGAATTTTGTGTCTTTAGTAAATGAAGCTGTGGTTATGTATATACGCAATGGATTTTTACGAGCCACCATACCTGAATGGATAACTTCAATTGAGTTACGATCAACAATTTGTGCGGCTTCGTCTATAATCGCACAAGAAGCATTCTTACCATCGCCTGACTTTTTATTGTCCCTAGATAAAGCCCTAAACATAGATTGGCTATCGCCTGCTTTACCAATGTGATATTTACTAACATTAAATAAAGCTTGGGCATTTGCACCCATAGATTCAACCATACCTCTTGCCGCATCAAATACAATAGTAGCTTGTTCACGATTGGTAGCCAAAGTAAAGACTTCAGCACCTGCTTCACCATAGGTTAATTCGTATAAGGCTATAACTGCTGTTAGTGTAGATTTACCTGCTTTTCTAGGAATAAAGACAATGACATCTGTGGTCATTCTTTTGGTTACATCTTTTTTGTGCCTAAAGCCATAAATGGCACAAATGAGCATAATTTGGAATGGCTCAAGAATTATGGGCTTACCTGCATCAGGACCTTTGGTGTGTTTTAGAAGTTCAACAAACTTTAAGAAGTGCCGAACATATTTTTCGTGAAACTCAAATTCCCATTGCCGATCGCCCATAAAATCTAACAATCTTTGGCAAGCCAACTTTACATCATTACATACTTCAATATTGCCTTTGGTTACATCAATGGCATATTGTATTCCATCTTGCCAATCGTTCATTTAAAGTTATCAGGACCTGTCATTAGATCGCCAATGCTAGAATTATCGGAAGCTGTCTTTTGTAATCTGCCCCTAGGCGTTAATCCTAATTCGTTCATCAAAATAATAATTCGTTGAAGAAGCTTGTCCATTAAAGACATATAAGGCGATGGTCCTAATGTTTTGCCATTGTTGTATTCAGTAACAATGCCTTCTTCTTTAACCTTAATCAAACATTGTATGTAAAGTGTGATTTGAGTTGCTAGGAATGAAAGCGTATGTTGATCCTGTTCTGAACCTATGCCATAAACATTAAAAAGATATTCAGCAGTTTCTTCAATAAACCGATCTTCGTTCCAAGCTGATGGATTGGTTAGCCAATAAGCTTTAGGGATTCTCGCCCTAACTTTTTCAGGAAGCAAAGTTCCTTGGTTTTGTCCTTTTGTGCCATGAACTATGTGAAGTTCAGGTGGCAGTTTGTTTTTAACGCTCATACACCCCCCTTTAAAACTTCATTTGCAGAAGATTGGG